AAGAGTGCTGGAGCCTACCTCCGCCTTCTCGTACCATGCACCAACAACATTCCTTCTACTGTCGGATAGGATCGTTATCCAGTGACCCTTTAATTTGACAGTCTGGTAATTAAATACCAGATTTCGAAGTCTCTCGAATTCTTGCATAGTGGAAAGCTTCTTGAACTCTCCGTTCGAGGAATTCATGATCCTTGACGCGGCTTCAAGTTTCATTTCTATTCCTTAAGCGACGTGTTGCCAGTCCGTGTAGCGGAAGGAGATAGATTGGTTAACTGCTCCGCTCTGACTCCCGTCAAGCTGGACTTCAGCGATGGACTCAGGCCACATATAGTTGATCTGGGTGGTCTGCATTGGCTGCGGAATATCGTCGTAAACTACGGTCAGCCCGGACACCGCATAAGTGCTCAGGTACGAACCCGAGTTGTTGCGCCAGCTGCGAGCGATTTCAATCCAATTCGTGAACAGCTGACGGGTGGCCCAATTGAACGTTTCCAGAAACACGACGTTCATCGTGTGGGTGAAGATCCGGCGGCCAGCATATTGGATGGTGTGACCGTGCAATGAAACCTCGAGAGGCTCCAATGCAGTTCCCGGAAGATCCATTGACTGGCACCGATATGTCAAGTGACGTGTATCCGAAGCCCCGGGAATAATCGGCAAGAAAAGATCGAAATTCCATAATTGTGCGGGATCTCCGAGACTCAGAGTGTCCTGTATACTAGAGCGTGCCATTCTAGGCTCCTTCTATTATGCTATTAAGTTCGGGGTTCATCCTACTAGTCTCTACTAAGATTTAGATCCGAGGACCCCGGAATCCAGTTACCAGATAAGCGATCTGCTCTGGGGTCAACATAGCTAGTCGACCTCCGGACTGATGGATTAGAGTCTTCATCAAGTTGGGGGTTAGGGAGTCACCCTTAGTTACTTCAACATCATGGCTTTCCATGTCCCCTCCAGAGTCAATCCAACCAATAGATAGGATCCGTCCATTAAAGTAGGCAAAGCCATTCTTAGGTGTCTTCAGGGCCCGGAATGCCTTGACGTCAAAGTCTAGGTCTCGGGGTTTTACAATCATCCACCCAGGGGCTGCGGTGAGCCTCAAAGCTGCTTCTATACTCATTTCGTTATCCCATCGTAATTAGTAGCTGCTATAAAATTGCAGATTATTCGCCGGTAGGAACAACTGCTATTTCCAGAGTGTCCGCTGAGATTACTAGGAATTCTAGACGGAGCTTGAAGGAATTTAGGATTTTCCCTAATTCGGCCATAGAGCTTCCATTACCGATTGCGATGGGAACTTCCTGAGGACGACCACGGAGCTTATACACGTAAGAGATGATCCCATAATCCTCTTCTATGTCTTCGCGCTTGGCGTACTTACCAAAAGTTGAGCTCATAAGACGGTCTATCGTAGACTTGTTATACTCGACTGCGGCAGTCAACCTGCGGCTTGCTTCTAGTTTCATTTTATGTCCTTATACGGTATGGTGCTCTCATCAAAATAGAAGGTCCTCTAGTTGCCTATCCACACAGGAGCACTGTATGGCAGGATGGCTGTCTTTTCGGCAACTAGAGGAGGTACTTACTATTTACGTGATTTAGCTGGGATAGAGGTTCTTCAGAGTCTCACTGAAGGCTACACCTTCCTTGCTGACCACGAAGTCCACCTGCAATTCATGAACCGGGATGATCGGTACTATGATCACTGTGCATCGCAGAATGCCGCTGTTAACGTAAGCATCCGGGTTGTTACTCGCATCGCAAATGACCGTGTAGCTGCTGATACCACGAGCATTCTTGATAGTTTCCAGATACTGACTGAACGACGTTACCACCTCGCGACGAGTGAAATCGTCGTTCGGTTGCTGAATGACGTACAGACCAAATTTGAGCAGTGCTCGCTTCATGACGTTAACAATACGACGTACCGACAGCCAGGACAATGCGGAACTCTTGCCTTGCAATGTCTGCTGCTCCCATAGAGCTGTCCCCTGACCTACGAATGTACGAGTGTAGTTCACCTGCGCCCGATACATAAGATTCTGTTCGCCCTCATCATAAGTATGACGGGTCTTTAGAATATCCAGTAGCCCACGGTTCAGTCCGGCAATGGAGAACGAGGGATTAGCAACTCGGTCGGTCCGGGCGCACAGAGCAGCAGCCCATCCACTGAACGGAACGTACTGCTCTTTCCCATTGTAGGTGTCTACTTCCAGTACGTCTGGGCTGAACAGAGCGGAGTACGAACTGTTGATGTTCAGTTCCATATTGCGATAGTTGACCGCATCCTGAGCTTTTTGCTTGGCACTAGGAACGTCCAGAAGAGCCACACAATCCTGTCGGGTAGTTTGCGCCAGACTGTTCATCGGAACCTGCACCGTCGGGCTCGCGTTGCCACTATTGATCAGTAGATCCACTTGGTAGAGATTCTTATTGGAGAACGAATCCCATGCTCCAGCAACATCGAACATCGTTGGAGCAGCCCCGCTGGTGCCACCGCCCATGTTCTTGATGCTCACGTCAGTGATGGCTGGATCACTAACCAATGTTGTGGCGTTGCTCTTCACACGGATATACTGACTATATGGGTTGATCCGCTCTTCGAGTTCGGTGCTAATCCCGTCGTCGTCCGTGAGCTGGTCCAGCGTGCAGACAAACGATTCCACCGGGTTGGTCAGACTCCGTCCGGTATCATACACGTTTACCACAAACTCGGGAACAGCCGGGGCTGCTTCGCTAGGATCGGTGATCGGCGTCACGCTCTCATCTGGGGTGAGAGCTCCAGTATCAACAAACGTATTGGTTCCCTGACCAATATCCTGGATCATCCCCATATTGCCGTTGTTACGACCGTAGATCCGGTAGCCAATAGCCGCATCGTTTGGCGCGAGATCCCACGACAGATGATTGCTGTACGCGGAACCCGCTCCGGAAATGACTATGCTGACAGAGGTACTCGCCAGAGTTACTCCAGACTGGGAGATGCTCGCGATTTGATATTCGTAAGTTCCCGGTACCAGAGTTCCGCCAGTAAGCTCACTAGTGCCTGAAAGATTCGTGGGAGCTTTTGAATTAGCACTCTCAATTGAGATCGCCAGTGCGTCCCCGTGGCTTCCTTGACCCTTCCGGCTGTAGAACATGGCCAGAGGATCAGCTCCATTAGGAACCTGATCCGGAAAATCAACCCATTCAGGATCATCCACTGGCGTGATCGGAGCAGCTAGCTTCGTGGTGGTTCCGTCCTGGAACATCATCACAGCCGAATAGGTTGCTCCCGCGCCCACGACCCGACGCGCCCACATCTCGTTTCCTTCACGGAAGAAATCCAGGCCAGAATAGATGTCGAATCCAACTTTGGCGCTCGGGATGCCAAATTCGTTCTTGAATTGATCTGCGTTCGAGAAATACTGCATCTCGGTGGAACCCTGACTGCTGATCACCACCAGTCCCGCGACGCTCGACGAGGATCCGGTAACGGCTTGACTGAGATCGATCTCGTTTAAGTACACGTCTGACCGACGCTGTTGAATAATAGACATTTATTCCTCCTCGTCCGTTGTCGTCGGAACCGTATATACTGGTTGCTTTTTCTGTTCTGGGAATACGTGGATGCAGCGAGGATTCATAGCCAACCACCGCTGATTAACTGTAGCTCCCGGGGGAAGTTCTGGACGCGCTTTCGGCATGACTCGGATCTCCGCGGTCGCTCCGTCCTCCATATCAAGTTTCACCATCTGCGGAATGGTGGAAATATTACAAATGATCATTTTCAGCTCCTGAATGGGACAAAGGTGGCGTTGGTTCCAAGCACTTCCTGCATATCGATCTTCTTCACAACACCGACATGCTTCAGCTGCGGATCGCTCACGAATCCGTGAACAGTGATCGATGCATTGCATTCGTAGTGGGCTTGTTGTTCCGTCTTGTTCTCTAACGCGGGACTATCAAGGGATTCGGATAAGGTGCATCCAATGCGAAGTTCCAGATTGCCGTAGTTGATGTTGAACTTCAAGTGCCCTGCGCGATACGCGAACAGCCATCGTTTCTGGAAATCCTTCCAACTACCCACTTTTCGGGAATCAGATGAATTTGTTATGAATTGGATTTCCAAATCAAAATTTGTCGGGACTAGACGAACCTGATGTATGGCTCCAGTATCGTCGTTCACTAAACATAGAACCCCAGACCTAGAAAGCCTGTTGGAAGAATAGGACGCCGCGTTGTAGCCAACTCTCTGGTCGTTTATAAAGATGTACGGATAGCTGACGTTATCTGATGTCAGCTTCTTAAGTATTCGAACTTTGTCCTGGCTGTTCCCAATAACGGTGGGGCACCCGAATACCTTGGAACACTGATTCACAAGTCCATCAAAGACATATGATTCCACCGGATCAATCTTTATATTCATTTGATGGCCCCTTAAACGAAAAATGGCCCTAGACCAGCACGAAGCCGGAGCTAGGGCCACTCAGTCCTTTTAGCCCTTCAGAGTTTTAAGGACCTTAGCGAAAGTTGTCTGACTTGCAGTCACCTTACGCTTGGCTTTCGAGCGATTTGCCCGCATACGAGCTACGACTTCCTCGATTTCCTCGTTGTCGATTTCTTCGACCTCTTCGTCGTCATCACCGTCGTCTTCGTCGTCATCGGAAGCTTCCACTTCAGCTTCAGCTTCTTCGTCACCGAGACTACGCAGGAGTTCTTCAACGTCCTCGTCGGTTTCTTCGATGGGCAGATCCGAGTCATCGACGATTTCAGCTTCGGCTTTGATCTTGCTGCGCTTCTTGCTGGCTTCAGCCTTGATCTTCGGGAAAGCTGCCCGGTTGTTGGCTTCAATAATACGAATCGCTTCGTTCATCGAAGGCTGACGGACTGCGGCGGCAAAAATACGAGCCGCGTTGATCTTGTTCCCTTTTTGGAATTCCTGACTAGCGACGGCCAGGAAGTCCAGAGCTTTGTTGTATTTCATGGTGGTATCCTTTCAAAGTTGGACGGGGAGTTTAATCCCCGGTATTCCTGTTAGACACGATAGCCCATAGCCACTGCGCGGCTGTTTGCAACCGTCATCGCGAAGGATTCCCAGATGGCCCAACCGCGACCGGGAACTTTCTCGACAACGATGTCGGTCGGAGCGCTCTGCAGACCGTTACGATCCGAGTACGCACCGAGGTTGACGCTGTCGGCGTAGACGAAGAATTCACCTTGCGACAGAACCTTATGCTCTGGGTGGCGATAAGCATCCGACACCAGAGTGGCACCGTACATAACGCCCAATTCGCCGGTCAACAGCAGTTCGTGACGAGCAACTGGATCGATGGCGTTTTGGAAGTCGCTGTTGCCGATGATGTCTTGGAAGAAATCAGTGGCGAGCAGCACGTACGGAGCTTTCAGGCCCCAGCGTTGAACCTTGTTCAAGGTCTGAGCAAAGGTGAACGGGGTCAAGGAACCGGACAGAATGGACAGTTCGTTGTCGAGGCCGATCACGGCTTTACTGGCGTTGTAGAGCAGACGGTCTTCAGCAACCATGACGGCTTCGGTTGCTTCAACGTATTTCTCTTGCAGAACGTCGTCGCTGGACTGGTTGATTTCGTTCTCGGGAACGAAAGGACGAGCCACGATTTGGAACTCGGGTGGGTAGAACCACTTGTCGCGAGTGATCTGCGAGTCGATTTGGGTGGGGCTGGTGCTGTAGACAGCAGTCACGTTCTTGGTACGCATCGAGAAACGAGGCACAGTGCCTTGTTGAACGTCGTTGCGAGCCAGGAATTTGCGCAGGAAGCCTTGACGATTGCAGGTGATATAGAGGGACTCGGCCATCTTCTCACCAAGGATGCGATACGCATCTTTGTCGTTGAACGCGGCAACCAGAAGCTCGCGGTTGCGACGGTTGAACTCTTGGCTGGATTGAACGGTAGCGTCGCTCACCACTTGACCGCTGGCAGCCGCCTGGATGAACTTCATGTTCTGATTCCAGAGGTCCTTCTTGGAGCTCGCGTTGATTTCGCCATTCGAGCCAACGACGCGAGTGTCCTGGCCTTTGGCCTTGAAGTCGGAAGCCGCGACCGGAGTGCGCGATGCTTTGATATTGATACTACGTTTCATGTGATTCTCCTTAGATCTCGTCGATTACAGGTAGACTTCCAGACCCAAGAATGGGACTTCTACGCTGGGCAGTTCAATGACTGTGGCATTGATTGCCACACCACCGCCGGATTGATCGGTGAGCTGACCGTTAGCCGACAGCTTAACAGCAGTCGCAGCGCCCCAGTTATTCGAGTTGTCGAAGTTGTTGGTGTAGATCGTGCCGTGAGTCACCAGACCGATTTGACCCAGATGATTTCCAGCATATCCGCCGGGAGTTGCGTCGCCCTGAAGAGTGCGAGCCTGAACCACGGTCAAAGGATATTTGTAGGTCACGGTAACTTCGTGGGCTGCGGTCAGGCCGGAAATCACTTTCCCGCTGATCGAAACGCCGCCTGAAATGGGAACAGCAGCACTGTCGGTGACATCGTACACGCCGACTTGATTGGCAACGGGTTCGAATTGCAGCTGGATGCTTCCGGACGAGGGAACGGTCAGAGTTTCAACTTTGGAATAGTATTCCTCGTTGAACGCGGCCCCTGCGGTACCTGCGATTACGAAACCGGCGAACACATCAGTGTTGTTTCCGGTGGATGGACGAACACCAGCGGCAGTATCGCCACTGGTACGAACTGCGGCTTGACCTTCGGAAGTGAAGATCGCGCCGGGGGCGACAGCAACTTCGTGCGTCAGTTGAGCCTTTTGTTTCGGCAGATAGAACATGTGTATCTCCTTGGGAATTAGGGAAGCCCTGGAATAAAATTAGGGTTTGTTATTAGATGAACTGTAGAGGCTCATCACTGGAAAGGATCGCGCTAGCGGTCAATCCCACGTTGTTTTGCAGCAATGCGCCGCGATGTTGTTGACCCGGACGTGAAAGAGCCGCAGTGATGCTTTCTGGAACAAAATCTTCCAGATCGTCTGCGGTAGCATCCACGAAATCGGATGTATCTTCATCCTCGAATACTGCGTCAGCATCCAAGAACTCGCCATCTTCATCCAGCATATCCAGAGCATCCGCGAACTGCGAGCGGTGTTCCTCCGGCATGTCTTGTAGACGTTGAGCAATAGTGATGATCGATTTGGCGTACGATACGCCGTGTTTCGCGAAGGCTGCGTTGATGATGCGTTGAGCATCCCGCACTCCAGCGCGCTGAAGGTTCGCGGTCAACGATGCTGCAAGCTCGTTGCTGCTGTCCTTGAAGAAGCGACGGCTAATCCCGACGCTTGCGATGGCCAGACATTGAGCGAAGTTCTGCTGCTTGTTATCGGCAGTCTTGCGGACGGCGGCGGTCATTGCAGAAACACGAGCCTCAACACGCTTGTTGATAACGGAGGTCCCCGCGACGTTGATCCGGGACATCGAGAAACCCATGCTCTTTAGACCTGCACGCAAGCCGTGACGCTGAGTTTCCTGATACGCCGCTTCATGGAATTGAGGAGTCTGGTAGATACCCTCAGCTGCTGCGCGAACAGCACCTTTCTTGCCCATGGAAGCGATGACTCGGTCGCCCTTCAACACCAGGACCTTGGAACCTACGCTGGCGAAGATGACATCTTCCGTTTCGTTCTCGGGGATCTCATCAACGTCCACGATGTCCATGGAGTCCGCGTTTCCAACTGGAAGTTCTTCCATTTCGGCTTCCATTTCCTCATCCTCTTCATCCGATTCGGTATCTTCGAGATCGAAGTCTTCAGGCTGGGGATCATCTTCCCATTCCTCTTCTTCCTCGTCCTCGTCCTCGAAATCATCTTCAGATTCCAGAGCCTCGTCCACGCCATCATCAACGGCTTCGATGGGTTCACCGTTTTCGTCTTCCCAGTCGCCGTCGTCCTCGTCTTCTGGATCGTCAGCAGCTTCCAGCGTTCCTGCAGGAGCTCCGGGGGTGATGAGTTGGTCGCCGTCCTCCAGATAGTTCTCTGCGGGATCGATGTCGTTGTCGATTGTTCCTACGTTGACCGAATCATTCGGAAGCGCGTCGTCGACCGCAGCCGTTAGATTCGATTTGTGGGTACGTCCACCCTCGAGTTCATCAGGATCGTACAGCTTGTACCGATCGTCCTGATTAACGAGCGTGGTATCGCTCTTTTCAGCTGGAGCATTGTCCAGATTGCGATAATGCGTACTGCTGGCCTTAACAACTCCAGCGATAAGCTTTTTGCGAATAGCCATTGTGGTCTCTCCTAATAACGAAAAGGGCTACTCGCCCCGTCCTAATAAAAATGTGGTTTGTTAAATACGGTTCGTTACGGCCTATTAGACCAAACTCTGGATATATCTTTCGTGTCTACGTGAACGATGCTTTTGGGAACCAGACTATCCGTAAGGACAGATCCTGTAGCCGGAATCCACGCGGGATCTTCTACCACTGAGAATTCGAACGGTGATAGTCCGTGTGCATTTCTGAATACAAGATGCTTCTTACCCTCGTGATCGGTAACGTAATCCCAGTCGATGGGTTGCTCTGGATTCAGATGACTACAATGATTGTAGCGCTGCATGATCCGTCCGCAGTAGCTGCAACTGAAGTGTTCTCCTTCAGCACCCATGCTGTACGTGTTGATTTCTTCACGGAGCACGCGACCAGCGATTTCAGGATTCTTAGTTTTGGAAACTGCCACTAATGACATGATCTTCCAGATCTGATTTCCGTTGAATCCAGTGATCCGTCGTAGACTTGTGTCTAGGACAACCCCGATAGCAGTCCGGTAGTCCTCATTATCGTGTTCCAGATGGAGCGGACACCCAGCCCACGCCTTGTAAGCCATCCTCGCGATTGGAGGGGGACGGAATTTCGTCAGTTCCGCCAATGGGAAAGCGATTCCGTTCCTGTTGGGAACATCCGAAGGGAGCATCGGCGTTAGCGTAATGACA